CCGAGCATATTGCAGACAGCCCTCATAATGGGTCTTACGCCTACATAAAGTCCACGTCTGAGATAATCAGTACGATGGTAATTTTGAAGATATACCACCATCTTCTTCTCATAGGAGGACTTGCTTGGATCTGTGCTAAGTACCATACCCAACTCATCCCACAGCACGGTTGCAATTCCCTTAACGGTAGGGCCACCAGAAAAGGTGTAAACCCCATCGTCGCCCTGTACTAAACAGAGCCGGATCCTCGCGCCATTACGGTGCGCGGAGTAGGCCATAACCCACATATTCACCAAGCTATCTATCAGGTTCGTCAAGACTGAACCTGATGGCACACCTCGCATTCTCTCCGAGCCATCAATAAAACGGCCCGGTACGAGGAGGCCTGACCTTTTGAAGGCAGTATGGACCCACCTCCACATAGGTCGAGCTTCACTCTCGAACCACGATTGTAATATCGTGAAGACGCGATCAATCACCTCAAATGGGACAGAAGCATCAAAGCCCGAAAAGTCTAGTGACAATATCGGGACGTCCGACTCATTGATGAAGTGGGTTACACCAAGGTTAACAGCTTCAGGACCGCCCCAAGCACAAAACTGGGGTAGACGTGACAAGGCCCCAAAGATAGGAATATAAAGAGATTTCTCTATATTACTTATAACCCTACTCCATTGCGTCACAAACCTCGTCTTTGCATACTGGTATGGTCCCCGTGAGACGCTGCGTTTACCAATAACGCCTGGATAGCGCCATGCTTCTTGTTCAGGGAACCCGGTGTCACATACCCACTGGGACTCCGCAAAGTACTCCGGCAGGTAACTACGCTTAGACGAGAAACGAGGGAAGCCCAAGTTGGTCTTCTGGAAACTCAGCGCTGCGTCCACTAAACTAGCTGGACGTAGCTTCTTCCCGGAAAACAACCTAGACACTACCGCATCAGCGTATCGCGACGCTTCCTTGTGGAGCATCACGGGATGGCGCTCTAGAATTCGGCCCACTTGATCCTCCAGGGAGTCACCCTCGGTTATAGGAACACTATAAGGGGGATGACGGGAGAGAGAGCCTACCTTCCTTAAGCAAACCACCTCTACATTCCGCTGATGATCTGGCAAGGTGTCAGTATTACACACCTCCCATAGACTGCTGCATGTAACCCTTCTTGCGGCATCTCTATCTGCCGCCGGGTCCCTCAATGCCGGCCCAATTAAGGGCGTCGCAAAGTCGATCTCACAGCCCGTCGCGAACACTCCCAGGAAGCATGCCAAACGGTGGCGATCCTCCGAGGAGCATCTCAAGCGGCTGTACTTCACAGCCTCCTTTCAGTAATTATGTTCCCCATGCGACGTAGTCGAC